TGGGAGTATGTCTTAAAGGAAAGAGGATTGCAGAAAGAGTTTATAACGAGAATGTACAATATCAATGTATTAAAAGTAATGCTGAAACAGAAATTTATTTAGGCGAAAAATCAATTAAAAAACTTATTCTGGAGAACTAATGATTAAAAAAATATGGAAAATTATATGTCGGCCGTGGGTTAGATTTATTGCATGGTTAGCAAAGGGATTACCAAATAAAAATGAATAAAGATTTTGTAAAAATGCCTAGGTGTACTGATTGTAATTGTGATTGCCATTGTTCTGTGAGAGAACATCCAGGTGAGGCATTATCCGCCCTTTATTCAAAGGGAATTTGCTATTGTACTTCGTGTACCCATGAGGAATGTTAAGTATGATGATAGATAAAACTAAGTATTGTAATACTCATACAGAAGAAAGAAAACAATCTGGTGAATGCTGTCAGTTAGTAGGACAGAAAAAAGTAGAACAAGATACCTATGAATACTATGTTAAAATAAGACCAAAACCAAAGGAGATAAATGAATAAATTATATTTACTATTAGCATTATTATTTGCATTGAGTGCCTGTTCAGTAGGCAAGAAGTGTACCTATACGCAAGAGGGAACTAAACTTTCTTCTTATGTATGGTTTTATAATGGTGATAAACCTATCGATTTAGATAGAAATAATTGTAGTTAAAATGAGTTATGTTATATACACTTGGAATTCGAATATGTAGTCTATTATATGGCTCTTGTATGCTACCAATGTCAGATGGTGTAACCTATCCTGATTTTGCATCTTGTATTTTAAAGGGTAATAAAACTGCTAATGAGATGATAATTACTTTACCTACTGAAGAAATTAATAAGAATCAATTGTATATACAATTTGCATGTATAGAAAAACCTGATATAAAATTATAAATATGAAATTAAGTGGGCACTTTAGTTTAAACGAACTAACAAAATCACAAACAGCTACACGTAAAGGTATTGATAATATCCCTTCACATGAGCATATTGAAAGTTTAACAAGTTTATGTTTACAAATACTAGAGCCTACACGTAGGCACTTCGGTAAACCTATGGTTATTACCTCAGGGTACCGTTCAGCAGATTTATGCCTAGCGATTGGCAGCAATCCCAATAGTCAACATGCAAAAGGAGAAGCGGCTGACTTTGAAATGTTTGGAGAAGATAATAAATCATTAGCAAAGTATATTAGAAGTGAATTAATATATGACCAACTTATATTAGAATTTTATAATTCAGATGATCCCTCAAGTGGGTGGGTACACTGCTCATATAGTAAAGATAATAATAGAAAACAATCATTAATATATGATGGCAAGGATTACAAGGAATGGCTTATTTAAATGCAAACATACCGATTATTGAGGGTTATGTTCGGGGTAATTACTTAAGAGATCAAAAAGATTCCCACGATAAATACTTTGAGTGTGTTGTATTTGGAGTTGCAAGTTTACCTAAGCAGGTTCCCTTGTTCCATTATATGATGACTGATGGGGGACTATGGTGGCGAGCACCTATCTCTGCATTCTGTACTAAACCAGGTGTTAAGGAACTACCTTTAAATGAATTATGTTTATGGGATTCCTTTAGTTATAATATTTCAGTAACAACATTTTATAATCTTGCAGGTAATAAAGTACAATACCTTTCAAGACGTAAAGTAAAACGTAAGGGAACTTATTTATTTACTTTGGATTGGTGTGATGGGGATTTCAATGAGTTAGCCTTTGGCTATGCACAGAAACCTGATCAACACAAGTGTGGTCATGTTATAGAATTAGATGATGGGAATTATGCTATACAACCTAACAATAGATTAAGAGTATTTGATCCATCACTAGCTGCTGAACCTGATAAACCTTTAATCAATCGTTTGGTTAATACAAAGACATGGTCAGTTGAGACAACTTCTAAATGGATTACAGATGAAGATGAAGAAGGTAGTTATGATTATGAATACAAGGAATTAAAATAATGGCAGAGACATTAATAGCAACAGCAGCAGGGGAATTTGCCCCAACTTTTTTAACAAAAGAAGCTACTAAAGTAGGTATAAAACAATTTATACAAACTTATGGTAGTGTTGCATTTAGAACCGTAGCACCTGCTATTACAGGTGGTATGCTAGCTGCGAAAGCTGTTGAGGCTTACCCACCAGTAGATTTACAAAAAGAAAAACTATTTGGTGTACCTTTAAATCGTATTACAGGACAAAATACAGGGTATAATGATATTGAGGAACCTAAAAAGGTAGAACCTTTAAAATATATTCCAGAAATTCATGGTGGTAAATCACTACCACCTACTGAACAAGAGTCTCTTCCAGCACAAACTGAAGTAAAAAAATGGGATGAAGGATTTAAAAAACCAGATCTAATTGAAACTAACAAAGGATTTGAAGTACCCCCACAGACGAAGGCAGTTCCACCAGGATTTGACATACCTGATACTGTTGATACAAGTATACTTACAAAAGATATAGCCAAACAAACTAAAGACCTAGTCAAAGAAAAACCCGAGTTCGGTGCATTAACAGAAACTGAAAAGCAAACATCAATTGCCCTTAAGGGAGATAAGCCCGACTATTATTCACGGGCTGTTGAGGCTATTGAAACTGCTAAAGATGATACATATACTAAGGGTAAGTGGGCAAGTATTCTTAAAAGTAGTACCACTAAAGATGAACTAGATTATCTTGGGCTAACAGAAGTATTAATGGGTAAAGAGTCTATTAGTAAACAAGAATTATTAAAATTAGTTAAAGACAAAGATATAGCATCTGATCTTGTTTTTACAAAGATACCTAAGGAAGGGCAGTTAGATTTTTCCACCTTTTCAATAGGTGGTGCAGGAAATACCACAGGTCAATATGTAATTCAATTAGCTAAAGATTCTAACGACATAAAGGATTTAGAATTTGGTTTATCTAAAAAGATATATCAAGCAACAGGGGCACACCTTAAAGAAAAGTATGGTAAAGGTGCAGTTGTCCATGCAAGAACTCAAATAGGATTTAACCCTATGGAAGATAATGATTTTATAAATCTACCCCCAAGAGAGAAGGTTCTAAAGATTACTAACCCAGTAATAAAGAATGCATCTGAAAAATTAAATAATACTTTTATTATAGATGAGATACAATCAGATTGGATCCAAGATATTCAAAAGTTTGGAACTAAAGACAAACCCAAATTAACAGCATTAAAGGGTAGCGAGATTACTCCTGAATATATTACAGATAATTATGGAGATTTTTATACTCTTAAGATAGAGAAATACCAAACACAAAAAGATCTTTTAGAAAAGACTGGAATGTCTACTAATAAAGTTTTATACCGTACAGATGAGACTACAGGTATAAAGCACGTAGAAAAAAGAATCGAAGATGATATGTATTATGTTTTTTATTATAAAGGAATGACACCAGAATCAAAATCTGTAGCATTTCAAGATAAAGAAACTGCAATGGATAGTGTAAAAGCCTCCACAATTGAGGGTTTACCTATAATAGAATCTAAAAAATACGTAGAGTTAATGTTAAACTCTCTTATTAAAGAAGCAGTTTTAAATGGTACAGATAGCATAGGTATTACCAATGGTCAAATTCAAGGTGATAGATATGAAGGGCAAGCTGAGAAAGACGCAGAAGGTCTTAAAAAATTCTATGATAAAATTGTTATACCACAGTTAGAAAAGATTGCTAAAAAATATGGTGTAATAACTGAGTCAATAAATATAAATGAGCCAGAACTTACTGAAGCAGAAGATGTAAAATCTATCCCCAATAGAATGAAGATGTCTATGCAGAATGGATTTGTTCTTAAAAAAGTAAACGCTAGTATACTATACGCAACTTTAAATAATCCAATATCAACTATACCAGATTTTTTTACCATATATAGTACGAGTGGTAGAGCACAAGGTTCTAGTAGAATAATGGATATAATTGAAGTTGATGAGCCCAATATAGGTAGAAGAATTAACTTCCCCAAACAGTATTTTATATGGGTAAAAGAAGGAAGTGCCTTATCGGAAACTTTATCAAATAGACCAAACGAGATGGTTAATTTAAGAGATTACTTTGATAATTCAACAGTAGATTATAGCATGCCTTTGGCAATTGCTACTCCTAATGGTATATCAAACCTAACAGAGTATTCAGATTATATATTAAATTACAAAAGTAAAGGTATAGATTTAGGTTATGAACATGACGAGCATCAGATAATTAAAATGCCTTTACCTAAAAAATTACAGAAGAATATATTAAGTGGATCAATTAAACTTAGTAAACGCAATACACTGGTAGATGAATTAGTAACGCAGGGAGTTACAGCAAGAGTATAGTCACGCATAAAAAAAGAGGGGTGCTATTAACACCCCCCTCGGCAACACATGGGCACCCTTATGGGTGCCTTTTTTTTTGGTGCAACTTCTTCACAGCCAAAACTTTAAATTTTATAAAACGTATAGGTTAAAGTTAATTCGTCATTAGGTTCTATAGGTTTTATAGTTTTTAAATGCCACTCATCATTAAACTCAACTCCTAAATTTATTTTTTTACAATTAGGTTGTTCAGAGTGATTGATAAATCCTCCCAGTGGAGTCCTTATTAAAAGTTCTCCATAACAAAAATGTATCATGCCAAGATCAGTATTTTTGGGTATAGTCTTTATTGCAAACAAACCTAACCCATCTATTTTGCTAGGTTTAATCGTAAGTGAGTCGGGTAGGGGTTTATACATTTCGTTTAAGATCTTCCAATGACCAATCAGGATGCTTCTTTAAAGTTTGAACTATCCATCGGTATGACATAGGCTGCAGAACCTTAGTTCTACCCTGCCACTGATAACTTGGAGTATTAATTAAGAAATATACTTTTTCGGAAGTAATAGTATAGTGTTCCTCTTTCTTAACTACCGTTTTTATCCAAGCTAACAAGATTACCTTTGCCTTGTGACGAATCTTTTTCATCTGTTTAGGATTCATTAATCGTCTGTCATTGGACACAAAGGTAATGGCTCCAGTTCCTCTTGCATTTTTTCTGATTCAGTCATTTTTTCCCTATCCTTATATGAATCTTTATATTCCCGTAAAAGCTTTGCCGAGGGATGGTAGACATCAACAAGACAATGACATTTAGGACAGGATAGATTAGTAACCATATCATAATCATCAGCCTCCTCTTCTATATCGTGATCTCCACCCCAAATAAGTTCTTCTTTACATCGCCAGCAATTCATTAAATAGTCTGAATCAATTGTCTGATATCATCTTCTAGTTTTTTTCCTACAGAATTGGCATGATTAATAACAGCGGCACATAAGTTTCCATGATACTTATATTCCTTTAAGGCTTCTCTAATTTTAGCTACGGGCTTACCCCCGTAGTCTATAACAAGAGCATTGTTTTTATTTAAACCAATCTTTAATTCAAATAAAAGACCTGTGTGTTTACTGATATCACTTTTTGGCATTGATATCTTCCTGATCTTTTTTAACAAAGTCAGCCCCTATATTTGGGTTTAATTGATTTAATGTCCCAATCATGTTCATCAGTTTAACAACTTCAGCATAAGGTCTTGTCATTAAGTACCTCATGATTTCAGTTAGTTGTACAGAACTTACTAAGTAAGTCTTTGGTTGGGGTTGTTGTACTGTTGATTTCTCTTTCGAGTTCGTAGTCATTTTTCTTTCCTCCTTGTTTGTTAATAACCTCTAAATTGATAATACTTATCTTCAATAAGATCTTCATTTAATAAATAAGTATTAAACTTTCCTTCTTTATCATGGATCTCCCTTAGATCTCTAATAGTTTGGTTTAGTGTTCTGTGTTGTTGAAGACAACCACAAACTAAATCTTCAACTTCCATTAATGCTTGTTTTATTGCACCCATTACTCTACCTCCTTGATTAATCTATTTAAATACCATTGTGCTTTTTGTAAATCTTCCAATGGCTCACCTTTAAATTTATAACGTGACACATACTTTAACACATTACCCTTAAGGTATCCATGATACTCATCATCTGTCATACAATCTTTTATAACATCAATGGTTTCTTTTTTACCTTTAAGATAATGTAGTGGTGAATTTACAATATCATCTACCATAACGTCTCCTTACGGAATTATATTGAACAGTTTCAATGTCATACTCCCCTTGATGAACATTACGTTTGACAATCAAACCACTCCACCACAGGTGTTGTGTATTTCTAGCATATTCTTCTTGATGATGTAAGTAACAACCAGCAGATAATCCTATAACTTTTTTACCCGAGGGTACAGTACATAAAGAATAATCTAAAAGATGGCAATGACCTACTGTAGATGATACTTTATTTTTTAATAAGAGAGAACGAGCAATACTGTCACCACTAATAGGCTTACCCATAATGCCAGTAGGATAGTTGTGGCAATAATATACCCCATTAACAGCCAGGGGTTTCTGATAAGGAATAACTTCCCAACCATACTTCTTAAAGTCAAGGTCTTTTGTACTAATTGTCCCATCAAGTTCAGGTGTTTCATCTATTATTCTATCTATCCTATCTTCATGATTACCAAGAAGCATAATCTTTCTTGATCGTCTACCATTGAGACCTTTGTTAAACTTCTCTAATGCGTTATGTGCGTGATCAATATCTTTCTTGTATCGTCTACCTTCAAAAGATTTCTTTCCTTTATCATAACTAGATAAGGAATCCATACTTGCGAAATCCCCCATACATATTATGGTATCGGGCTTTAATTCATGAGCCATCTTACCTGCCCACAAAAATCTATCATTGCTTGCCTTTGGGGTACAATGAGGATCCCCTATTACTAAGTGTGTTGCCATTAATTTAACTCCTTATTGTGTTTACGTTTTAAATATTTTAAAAAATCAATAATATTTTCCGTATCATCTATGTGTGCCCTTTCATCCATACCTCCATTTGCTTTTTTATATTTAGCATCATCTGCAAATCCTTTTATCCCTGCTAGAAAAGCAGTGTGAGGATCTGCGGTTGCAATTTTTATCATGCCACGGGCTATGGTGGAACATAATTCATATTGCTCATCTGTCATTTTACTTTTACTATCCATTAAAATACCACAACTAAATCCATTTTCCCAAGGGTGTATAATAACTTTAACAGAATTTAAAGTATTTAATTTTTTAGTCATAATTATCTATATCCATAGGTACGGGCAAGAAATAGACCCCTCGAACTACTTCCCACCCAGTACAGAGTATACAATCTTTAGCTTTTTGACTTTGTGTAAGCATCGTCTTTTCTAGGATTGTTTACTTCAGTATACCAAACCCACTTAGGGTTTTTACCTTGTGATTGCTGTTGTGGTAGCAACTGCAATTTCTCTCCCCAACAAGGGACTTTATATGGGCAGAATCCACACACTGTACCCAAAGTTTTATTCCCTGTTTTCTTAGTTCTAAATGTTTCCTCAATTTCACTATAACATTTTTTAAATGGAACATTATCCTTTAATGCTTTAAAATTATTCTGTGCATTAGATAGTGCTTCAGTTTTATAATGGTCATCAACAAGTGGAGTTTCACAAACTACCCACTCACCTGTGGATTTATTAACTACAATCCACCCACCAAAAGGTACCTTTTCACTTTCTGAATATAAATAACCTTGTGATACATATCCAAAAGCATCCTCTTTAACTACCTCTTCAAAGCCACCTGATGCTCCAAACTTTTTTTCAAAGGCATAAGGTGATGCACTCTTAATATCCCAAACCTTCTTATCAATTTTAACATCATACCTACCTTCAATTGTGGACTCACCGAACTTATACTTAACATTTTTTTGTTCATCTTCTATACCTACTCCTGCTGATTTTAAAACAAAGATTGAGAGTGCTTCAATTAAATCCCCAAAAGTATTTCTCATCTTCGCATTGTAAGGTTGACCTTCTCCTTTTACATTCTTTGCTTCCATCTGCAATTGGCATAAGGGTCTACCTATATTAGACATTCTCGCTTTAAATTTATCCCTGCGTTTCTCTGAAAACTGTCTTCTTAGTGAGACCTTACAAGCCTCACCAAATTCTTCGACTAGTTTCTCAGAGATTTCGCCAGGATCTTTTGAGACCTTATCTAAATATAACTGTACTTTAGAGAGGATATCCGTCATTAGTTAGACAGTATCTCTGCTGGATCTTCTACATTAGAAATTACAGTAGCAGACTCAGCATCTTTTTTTGTATATTTATTTTTCTTAGCATCTGTATAGAGAGAAACAACTTGAGTATTTTCCGTGTTAATAGCTTCTTGGAATACACCTAATGTTTCCATTTCCTCTTTAGACATTTCTAAGTTAGCATCAGCATTAACAGATATCTCAGGTGTGTAATAAACATTACCACCTTTCTTCTGTCTTTCAGAATCAATTGAAAACGTGCAAGTAAACATTAGTTTCTTACGTTTATTAATTTGATCTAACGCAGAACCTACAGGAGCAAACGCTGTTCCTGTGACTCTCCATAACACAGGTAAGTCAGTCACTTCATGGTCTTCACCATTTGCTTTCTTACCTTTAAACGATAATAAACCATAGAGTAATCTATAGCATCTTATTGTTCTCTGTTCAGCTAATTGTTCAGGTGTTAGTGATGGTCTTTCCTTGAAAGGAATCTTACCACACTTTACGCCACCCAATATATCTATCGCCTCTTCTTTCCAGTTCTTGAAAATAATAGAACGATTTACATATTCACTTTTCTCAGGATCATAATGCATGTATTGCATTGCACTGATAAAAGGTCTGAAGGTAACAGGTTTACCAAAAACATTTTGACCTACAGTTGAGTCGTAGGTAAATAAATGTCCAACAGGTAATTGATTCCCATCATCATCTTCAGGTGAACGATTGATTCCTAATCTAGGGATGTTTACTCCCTTATTAGACCCATCGTCCTGCCCAATGGCTTGCATAATCTGCTCATCGGACATGTTACTTATGTTTGCTACTTCGTTTGTTTTCATATATTCTCCTTATTGTTAGTTATCCTTATATCATACTTTAGGGAATATGTCAAGTAAATAATACAGAAAGTATCATAAATAAAAAAAATAATACAATCCCCAATTGTAATACTATCCCAATGACATGCTCTAACATACTCTAGTCTCCCCATCTGTCATCTCATAGGGTAACCCCTCCATACGAGCGAACCACATAATATAACTTTGCAGTTCTTCATTGTTATTTATATAGAGTTTAGTAGGGATGCCTTCAAAGTCTGCCTTCAGTTGCTGAAGTTTATCATAAGCTTCTTCTTGCTCATCCTTGCCCCAATCGTCTATACCTTTATCAAGTATTGGTACTTCCATTTGCCTCCTTTTTTATGTTTGTGCCGTCTTCATTTTTAACCCATTCAAAATCCTCTTTTGACCAATCAGGATCTTCATAGTTTAAAAAGCTTTTATCTGTATCTATATCAGTATCTTCTCTAGGAACACATTCTTCTATTTTTTCCCAAGTCGTAGGTTCATCACCTTCCATATCATTGACATGTCTACCTTGAATAGTCTCTCTAAAAGTTTTACCGTAATCATCAACGTAATCAACCTTAACACATTCTTTTTCCTCAAGAAGTTCTTCAGCTTCTTCTTTTGTCTTGGCAACAATTTCATACTCCATATCAACTTCATATATTTTTCTTACCAACCATTTTTGATACCCAATCTCACCATGGGGTGTATCCTTCTTGTATGTACCATCAATGATCGGTGGCTCTTTAACGAACTTTATTTCCATTTATACCTCCTTTATATCTAACCAATTGTATCCTATCTTGAGGTCTGTGTCAAGAGGGACATTAAAATTAATTCCATAATACTCTTTTAATGCAGGTATTACAGAAGCCGTACCCTGTTTAAATATCTTACTCATTACAGCTTCTTCACCAGGATAAACATCAGCCACAACAGAATCATGGACAGTGTTAATAAGTAAACTCTTTACCTTTTGTTCTTTCATTAATCCATATATTTTTATACATGATAATGGTACGATGTCTGCAGTCGCAAGACCTTGTACAGGATAATTTTTTATTTGTGTACTATAACTAGATCCACCCCAAGGCATACGCTCAGCATATGGAAAGGAGTACTCCCTACCTGTTGGTAGCGTAAGTGTTTTAAATTTTATAGCCTGTGTTTGTAATTCTTCATGCCATTTAGCGATATCTTTATACTTCTCTGCAAATTTTTTATAGTATCTTTTCTCTTCTTCAGTACCTGTAGTACCACCATATAAAGGTTTAAAGGTATGTGCTTTTGCATCTTGTCTAGACACACCAATAATTTCAGCAGTATAAGAATGAACATCTATTTTATTTTTTATATCTTCCATACCTTGTTTATCCTGTGCTAAAAATACAGCTGTTCTAAATTCTAATTGTGCAAAGTCTATCTCAAGTATACTACCACCCTCAAACCTAGAGTCAACTACCTTACGAATAGGAAAGGTTTTACCTCGTGGTTGGTTTTGAAAATTAGGATCACGACTAGATAATCTAGCCGTTGCTGTTACTGCTTGCATAAATTTAGGATGTAGTAAACTATTTTCATTTGTAAAAGATTTAATACCATTAACAAAGGTATGCAGATAGGTATCAATTGCATTGTGCCTAATGATTGCGTCTATAAATTCTTTTAACTCACCCTCAGCCTCTCCTACAATTTTAGTTAAGGTAAGCCTGTCTGTTCTAAAGCCTGCATCCGCTACATCATATACACTTCTAGGTCTTTGACTAAACCCTGCAACTTTAGCTAATTTACTATAAGTAAATCCGTCACCATTACATGTAGCACACTTAGTATACTTCTTATAAGGTGTTCCATCTACTTTAATTTTTTTAATTACTCCCTTACCATAACAGTAGGTACATTGTTCTGCTGTAGTTTTATGAATAACTTCTGTATTATTGCTAACCAACTCTCTAAATTTAATTCGTGAAAATTGTGGTCGTCTTTTATTTTTACCCGTCTGCTTATCAATACCTATATTAAATAGCTTAGACCAAACATCTTTACTTCTAGGTTTTTTAGAATAGATTACCCACGATAATTGCTCAGGACTTGCTAGATTAATTTTTGTATCCCCCATTTTTGCATATACAATTTTATCAATCTTCTGTCTTAAGTAAGCAAACTCAGCACGATATTGTTTTTCTACACTTCGAAGTGTATCCAAGTTAATATGTATACCATTACGTTCCATATCAGTTAATACAATTAAAAATTCATTCATCATTTTAATTGTTTTTAATAAACCTCTATTCTTTTCTAATTTTAAATCATTCATTTGAGAATCAAATAGTTTTCTAGTAATTTCTACATCAACACGACCATATTCTTCTACGATATCTTTAGGAATATTTTCAAAAGATATTCCCCTATCCATAAATTCTTTTATCCTATCATCTTTAGATCCAATACGCCTACGTTGACAGCACATTTGTAGTGTTAAACTCTTACGAATACCTCTGTTTAGCACATACTCACCTAGCATTGTATCATAAACTCTACCCTTGTATTTAAATCCTGCCTCCAATAACCAAGTTAAATCAAATTTAATATTATGTCCTACTAATAATGTAGTTTTATCTAGTATGGCTTGTATTTTATAATAGCAACCTTCATCAATTCTGTCGCTATGATTAGTAAAATAATACTCATCATTAATCCCTACACTTACCAGTATATTTTTAGGATTAAAAGGTAATGGATCCGTACCACCATGCTCTGTCTTTTGATAGGAAGTTTCTACGTCTACTGTGCTAATCATCATACCTACTTATATATCTATTAATCTTGACGGTTGGGTCACCATGCCACCCTGTAATTTTATTCTTACTTACATTTAATATTCTATTAGTATTAGTTGGATCATTAGAAGTGTTATTACCAATACCAATAATTAAATCAGCTTCGGCAGCTTTGCCTGTTTTAGAGTTCTCCATCATATTAAATGATATATGATCTCTATCATGTGCTTCTGCTGATGCCTGTGATATGGCAATCACAACACAATTTCTTCTCTTTGCTATCTCTCGTGCACCTGTGTATATAGCCCTTAACTTCTCATCTGTCCTTGCATAAGTACCTGATACATTAATCTTATCTAATTGATCTATCACAATAACATCAGGTTTATATTTTTCACAATGGCTGTCTACATCTTGAATAGTCCAATCAACTGTGTCAATCATTTTAATATTATTTTTTATCTTCTTCCATTTTATACTAGCCTTTACAGTATCTTCTATAATTTGTTCCTTGTTAAGTCCAGTAAAACAGCTGATGGCTCTCATCTGTGTGCGTACAGCAGGTTCTTCATTAATAAACGCATGAACATTTGCACCTTGCTCAGCAAAACCATTTGGTCCTGCAACAAGACTAACCCAAAATGCTGTCTTACCTACCTCAGGTCTAGCAAAAGCAATCATAAGATTTCCTGGTCCAACTCCACCTACGTTTTCTTTTAGTCTTATTAAATTAAATTTCCATTTACTTGTGACATTTAATTCCTCAATTAATTCTTCTATGTTATCTGTTACTGATTCTAATTTTTCAGTAGGTAATCCTCTCTTATGTTCCTCAATCATTTTAGTTATGATACCAAATTCAGCAGGCTTACCATTGAATATCTCTGTAGATTCTATTGCTATCTGCTGTGCTGTATTCCTATCTGCTAATATAGCAACAATATCTTTTGCAATAGCTTCACTAGGTTCTGTTGTTTCTTTTATATCCTCAATGAGTTCACTGAATTGTTCCTTAGCTGACCTCGTAAGTGCAGGATTATATATTGCCGTGTGTAATGAATACAATTCATCAACACTTATGTCGGCATCATATTTTTCATGTGCCTTCTGTATTGTTTCAAACAAAGAGCCGAAGCTACCTTGAAATACATTACGTGAAACCTGTCCTTTGTATTGAGTATAAAATTTTTTACCCAATAATAATTTTAACATTTGTTTTTCAATCATTGACTATACTCCTCCCATATATCAACTTGTTTTTTAACTAACTTTACCCATTTGTTAAGGAAACAAAAAATTTTACACTCTTTTTGGTACTCATATAATGTTTTAAAATTAACAGGTTTTCTACTTTCTCCATCACATATATTTTTTTGCAAATAAAGTAATGCTTTCTTTATAGATTTAAAATGCACCATATTTTTAACAGTTATCCACCTAGTATCATTACCTTCATCGGGAGTATATATCTCCTTTTTATGAGATAGAATTAAAAAACATTTCATCTAAATCCCCACCAAATTAAAGCTATAGGTATAACAATATGTTCAAAGATTTCATAGAAACAAATAAAAACTAAAAGCCATGTAAACAATATACTGGTTTTAGATTTTAAAGTTATGTATTTAAACATTTTTTCATGCCATGTAGTTATCTTATGTGTAAGTTTTAATAGTTTATCTTTCATAGAAGTCCTGCCTTTCTCATTCGATCTATACTATCCTCAATTTGTTGGGATAGTTTTCTGTTATCCTCTCGCACTTTATAATTTTCTTTTTCAGTTTCTTGTCGAAGTTTGCACTCCTTTTCATACATCTCTTTCCACTCCTGATTACTTTTTTCCATAAAACATCTCCTCTATTTCTGCTGTACTATAGCATTTTAAGTCGTACTCGTGTAACACTTTTACTTTAACATTCTTAAAACCTGCTGATGTAAGTTCACTAGCTAGGCTATAAGATTTCTTTGTGGCGTCTCTATCCAAAGCAATATATAAATTTTCATAAGGTTCTAAATAATTTTTATGTGATTGCTTTAAACTTGTACCCATCAAAGCTATACCCGTTAGTACATTAGATACTGCACAAGCTGATGCACAATCCTCAACAATCACTGCATCCTTACACTCGCCACATTTAAAAGGTATATCTTTATTACCATACATGTACCATTTAGGGTATACTTTTGAAGTTAATCCACGACCTACTGCACCTGCATACTTATTTGTATCGGGGTTCTTTACAAGAAAGACAACTCGATCTTGCTTAACATCATATTTAATATCTGCTCTTGCCCACATGTTGGCTTCCCAACAGTTATTGTCATGTAAATATCTTAAAACTTTTTCATTTGAGAATACACTTTTAAAACTATCAGGTACTTTAAATTCCTCATTTGTATTTATATCTTCTTTTTTAAATGTTACATTAACATAGTCCATAGTTTTCTCTCCTTGTTTTTTACCTCGTGCACTACACGAAGCATGAAAGCAATACCACCCTATGTTATTAGAAGTGGTATCAACTGTTAATGTATTGTTATTCTGACAGAAAGGACAATCCATTCTTATCTGCGTATCAGGGGGGATACCCAATCCTTCTACTACTGCCAGTTGTTGTTTGTAATTCAAACTAATACACCTAATACTAATTGTTTTTCTCTTTGTTCACTAAGTTCTTCATATGTTAATGTCCAACGATCTTTACGATGAAACGCTGACTCTAATTTTAATTTCATTAGTCCTTGTTCAATTAAAATAGCAACAGTATCTTCAACCTGTTCTTGTGTTGGTTCGGTGTTGAATGATATTGTGTGTTCTCCCCTTACCCCTGCTCCGAAGAGTCTTACTTTGTAATTTTTCATTATCTATTCCTATATCATACTTTTGTTTCTTTGTCAAGTCTAATGCTGATGTATCTACTACATTACCACAAGACCAATCAATCGGATTTCTTTTCATATTCTACAAACCTTTTAGAGTTTTGTGCATGTAAATCTTCAGCCCGATAGTCAGTAAAATATTTGGGTTCATACTCCACAGCTTTCCATTTCGTATCCTTACTAAACTTATTACGCTTGGCATAGTCTTCTGCTTCTTTCTCAGTACTAAATATTTCATTCGTAAATAATCCATACTCAGTTTTTCCTTTAGGTTTTGTTAAAATACAAAACATATTAATACTCCTTTATATTATCATTGTAATCTGATTCTATTTCGGTTAGCCAATCATCTATTGGTTCACTTATATCCCCAGGTATTTCCGTAATCTTTTCTTCTTTACCATTAGACCACTTAACATCTATTGCCCAACTTATTATTTTTAGATCTCCTTGTTTGTCTACACTCATAACTAATGCTCCTTATTTTTTATTAATCTCTATGACCATATGGTTCTGGATCTTCTCTTTGATATCCACACCCATTTGGATCTATGTCACAGTTAGGATAAGAAAAGCACGCTATATGTAAATCCACTCTTACTATATCAAATATCTCCTCATGGAAGTTATCAAAAACATTTTTAAGTTTTTCTTTATTCATGTCATTCTTTGACTGGCATTCTAAAACATTATATAAATTATATATTAATTCTAATGCTACTGACTCAGGAGTTGCCTCACTATATTTAAGGTAGTGGCAGTGATCTTCTTCAGAACATATCTCATCTTCATTAAAACTTTCTGCTACCTCATTTAAATTTTCGGACTCAACCTCACAATAATTTAGTATCTTACCTATTTTTTTTATCTTCTCATACCCAAAGGTTGGTAGTAAACTCTTTACTTTTTTCCTCATAACTAATGCTCCTTATAGCTGACTTGTTTAACTGAACGGCTCCAGCAGGAACGACAACTTCCACACTCGCCATCTTGTTTGTAGGCAGGACACTCACGACCTATTGGTTTTTTATCTTTGTGTACACCCGAAGTCCACTTCCAAAACTTTGGTGGTGAACCATCTACTTTGATTGCTGATACACGCAAACATAAATTCTTTGGTATGTCTTCTACTTTAATTTGATTTATAATTTTATATTCTCTTGTGGCTAACCAATATTTTATATGGGGTGTGCGTTCACACACTTCAAATATCTTCATCAAATGTTCATAAGATTGTATATCTCCTGAGTCAAACCAACGGTGAAAAAGCCTTGATTTATCTAGCTTTTTGTACTTTAAGGTCAGTAGTTCTGTCATATAATCTACCCACTCAGGTTTTGTAATTGCACTTAATCTTTTTTTATGTGCATTGATTACAACAGGAAATAAATAATGACCACCAAGTGCATAACATTTATTACAAATTGTTCCATCTTGTTCGGCAAGTATACTGCCGGTAATACATTTTTTTGCAGAGATACCCCATGCATATGAGGGCATCTTACTTGGGTTGGATAGTGTACCTATCTCTTTTTCTAATTGTTTAATTTTCATATACTCTCCACTAATTTCTCTATAACTGTTTTTATATTTAATTTCTTTAACTTACCACAGTTATAGTAATAGGTCAAGTCATCATACAACTCGGAAACATAGTCAGGATCAGCATCAGCTAGATCACATATGTTTCTGAATGCATCTCTCTTTTCACTAAAAAATTTACGTGCTGACTCTTTTAAATGTGACAACTCACCACCACCATAACAACCTTGTGGGCTTAAATACCCCACACCATCTAAAAAGGCACGAGATAATACTGCCCTTGCCATATTAGTTTCGGGTAGTTTGTCTTGTCCACCAGCAATAACTGGCATACGTGCCCAATCTGTGAAACTATTAACTGATCTTCCCATTTTTTCCTCTTTATTTGTTTGTAGTTTAACTTGACTTATCCTTAAAAATATGTTATACTGTCGTGTACATTACAGGGGGGTTAATATACTATATACCCCCCAATAATTTTAGTTTGATTGTAATTGATTACTGATACCTTTATGAACAAAGAATAAAAAAGTATTACTCTTAATAAAGTTCTGCACTTCAGCAGTTCTCGTATCATCACTTCTTATCTCGTCCATATTTGATGTCTTAATATCAAAGTCTTTTACTTTGGCATTACGTTTCCCTATTTGTACGGCTCTCTTATTATGAGAACTATAATTAGTAAGAGAATTGTATATGTCCCAAAGAGTTGTATTACTTTTCTTTTCAAGTACGTCATTAAGAAGAAACTCTTTTCCTTTTGACCCCTTAGAAAAACTTTTAAATAATTTATCAACATCACTTTGATCTAACTTAACACTTTGATATGTTTCAAACCTGTCACTTAAACTTTTAAAAGATTCATTTAATCCTTTTAGTTTATCAAATGCAGTTTGTATATCAAAGTTTGTTGTATGTCTTTTAAAAGATGAGTTAAATGACTCAATGTTTTTCATTCCATTGTCACAAACTAATCTTAAAAACATAGTCTGAAGTTTGAATATAATAGAGGCATCATAACTTGATACCAACTCCACACCAAACTGTAACTTATCAGCTGGGTTGTATGACATTTCGTGCATACCCAACTCACTCTTCTCTCCGAACATAACTCTTAATCTCATACGACTTAAGCTATCAGCTACATTAAAATGAATTGATGAGCCTGTTAAGTCTACACCATAGGCATCTAACGAATCAGATAATCCTGATAGTATAGTTTCGTATGGTATAAGTTGGTAGTTATCTCCATGCAAATGGATTGCTCTGTCTTTTGATTTAGCAAATACACCATGCAAAGGTTTTCCTAACATATACCCATTGACAGATGAAACAACTTCCATTTCAACAGGTGTAGTGGCTAACTCATAGTCACCAGCACGTTCAGTCTTTAGTCTATTTAGTAATGTACTCATTGTGTTTCCTTATTGTTGTTATTATTAGTCTTTTAAAAAAAAAGACAGTACCAAAAATTAATTTGATACTGTCTATATACTACTATACTATTGCTAGTATGTCAAGTATTATATTGATGCTATTTGCTTAGGTCTTGGGGGTAACTTTCTATCCCAGCTTATACCTACGAAAGCAAACAGATTATCTAACGTACCTTTTAATTCGTCAGATACACTTGCTTCTTTAACAGTTTCATTGGCTTTCTCCTGCAATGCTCTTAGATACGACAAGTGCTTACCCTGCTCTGTTGTTTCAGCAAATTGCTCAGCCTGTTTTTCTGCCCAATCTTCTAGCTGACTTCTACAATCAGATACTGTGATACAATCTCTGTTATTTTTATCAAAATCATCACGTTTTACTTTACTTAGGGTAACTGATTTCTTTGCCTCCCTATTAAAGAAAACATATGCAGACCTTGAAGCTAGTCGCAGCTCTTCTTCAGCTTTTTCAAGACGATCTATAACTTTATCAGCACCAATACTTCTAGAAAAGGCTTTTGTTCCTTTATCTAAAGCTTTTTGAACTGTTGATTTAAGTTTTAGTTCTTCCCTTTCTATTGCTGGTTGAAGTTTCTTCTCTATCTTCTCCAGAAAATGCTCACGCTGATACAGTTTGAGTTCGTTTGTTTTAGTTGCCATAATTTTCTCCTTCCTTGTTGGTTGTTGCGGTGGTCAAGTACAGCGGACGCCCCGTCCCATTACGAGTTAATTACACTCTTCTGACTTGACCATAGTCTTTTAATAAAAAAAGACAGCACCAAAAATTAATCTGATGCTGTCTATACTATATGATATTAATATTAATATGTCAAGCTATCTTATCAAGTATATCCCAGTTGCCATCAAGTAAATCTCTCTTGACATTGAACTCAACTTTAGGAAATTCTATTACTTTAACTTTAGTACCTAAGTGCTTGATTTTATAGAACTTTCTGCCCACGTTCAACCACTTCATGCGAGCATAAGAAATGTTTTTAGGTGTACGATTATCTTCTAAATCGTGTGCTAATAAAAACTTATCTTCGTCAGTAGTCCTAGCTTTACCCTTACGACTATACATTGAGCCATCAGATTGTTTCCAACGAACTCTATATAACAAATCAAACTTACCAACTCTATTGCTACCATCTTT